CCTATTGCCTGCGCTAGTTTTTCCATAGCCAATTCAAAGTAATCATTAAACTCTTTTTGGCTCATGTCATCAAAAGAAATACTGTCCATTATACGCATATGTGCGCTCGCTAAACTGTTCCACCGCATTTTAACGTAACCACACGCCCACTTTAGTTCGCTATGTAGGTGTTGTTCAGTAGGCCATCGGTTAGTAGCCTCGCAAACATTTTTTAGTGTAGCCCAATATAAATTGTGATGTGGGTTAGACCGTTTGCCTGTTGGCTGTAAATCAAAAACCTGACCTTCTTTGTGTTCTTCTATTTTTACAGCATCATACTCAGTAGAGGGCATTAACTGCCCCCCACTTTTAATTACTTGTAGCTTTACTCTGGCCATGTGTCTTTGTTCTGGTCTAACGAGTATTGCGCCCAATGTTTTTTATTGTGCTTTATAATGTCGGTATGAATTGGCCACCCTTGCTCTTTTCTAAGCCTATGCACAACAGCCGCTAATCTAAAGCAACCAAATTTGTTTAAAGCTTCTATAGGCGTTATTGTTTGGCCTGATTTAAGCAACTGTAAAACGTTGCCATCTTGTGTTGTAATATCTTCCATAAATTTGCTCCTTCTTAAAATGGTATTTCATCGTCAAAATCTTCGACGTTATTATTGCTTTCTATTTTTTGCCCTTCGGCTAGTCTTTTGGGTTCGTTGTTTTTACCTCCTAATAATTTAACTTCGGTTGCATTAACTGATAAATACGTTTTGCCTTCGTATTCGTTTTTCTTTAAATCGCCTGTTATTGCCACAAGTTTACCCTTTAGCAAGTAAGGCGAAATGTTTGTTCTAAAGTAACGTGCGCCGAAAAATATTGTGCCTTTGTTCTCCCCATAGCCGTCATCAACGGCTATAGAGAATTTTACAAAAGAACTTTTTTCGTTTTCAACAACTTCGCAATCTTTAGTTAGATAGCCAACGGCAGTTATATTTTTCATGAGTACAACTCCGCTTTTCTTTTGTCGTGCGCTTCAACAATTTTATTATATTCTGGTTCACCTAAACCAACAGAGTTAAGCATTTTTTCATATCTTTTTTCTGCCGCTAGAAAACGTTCTATGTTGCAATCTTCGTAAAACTCTAACATTGCATCTATGCGTTCCTCTAGGTTTATACTTAGATTAGGTTCGCTGTTTCTTGGCTTTTCGTTTTTGAACTCGTCAGCTTCTTCTTCGCTGTAAACGTCACCACTTAGTTCAAGCAACTTTAATATTACCCTGTCTTTGGCTCTTTTTTCTGCCATAGCGTAGGGATATTTATTTGTTGTGTTGTAAGGTGCGGCCTCGCCTATCGACCAAGCTGTCGCATCGCCTTTATGGCCTGTTACACAGATAGCAACGTGTTTTTCTTTTATATTGCTTTCTATAATGGTTGGTGCATCAAAAACTATATTTTCTTCACTAGCTATTTTTTCTAATGCCTTGTGTAATACCACTGGTGTACCGTGGCAATTCCAAGTAGCCTTACTTTCTGTTAAGCCAACTTTTTTAATTAATTCAATTAATCGTTCTGGTATTTTAGTCATTTTTTCTTTCTTTCTCACAATTATTTCTAATAAATTTAAATTCATGATATAAAGCCCAAAAAGCGGTTTCTATATCTCTTACATCTGAAAGCCACAAATCGTGGCAATCAGCAATTTGGTTTGATGTACTTCTTAAAGTTTTAAATACTTTCCAAATAGTCTCCTTTTCTTTGTTACTTAAAGGCATTGGCTAACCTTTCTAATTCAGTTTCTATTTTACCAAGTTCGCTACTGTTATAATTGTCGTAGGCTTTATCTATAGCCGCCTCTACAATTTTATGCCAACCAGTAGGAAAATGTTCGTGCTTTGGAGCATCAACGTCTGCTAGTTTTTCTGTATATTCTAAAACTGCTTTTGTTATAGCTGTTTTAACTGCAACAGGGGGCGGTCTTAGTTTTGTCATAATATTTCTCCTTTTTGCTAAAAACACTTTACAAACTATTTTTTACGTTGTAAAGGATAAAATTAATAAATGTAAACAAAAGAGGTTAAAATGGATAACAAGGTAATTTTAAGTTTAGATGAAATAAGACATAAACTACGAGATAGGAACTTAACAAAGGTTGCAAAAAATGCTAACGTGTCAAGACCTGTTTTATATCAGATAATAAATAATGAAACTGACCCTAAATTTTCAACGGTAGAAAGGCTTTCTGATTACTTACAAGAAGACTCCGTTACATGGGTTGCAACATAATTAAACCCCCAGAGCATTTTAAAACTCTGAGGGTTATAAGCAAATAAAGAGAAGTATTATACAATACTCATAGATTACAAGGAGTAACCATAAGTAATGAGTAACCTAGTTTCAAATGTAATTCAAACAAAATTAATAGGTTCGCCCACAAAAAAAGCAATTTTAATGTATATGGCAGACAAGGCCAGTGACGATGGAAGCGGTATCTGGGTGAGTAAAGGCAACATGGCGGCAGATTTGGAAATGTCTAGCCGCGCTGTTCGTCAGCATATTAAAGAAATGTTGGCAATGGGTGTTTTAAAGGTAACAGGGCAAAAAGAATGCCGCCACGGTTACACGATAGACTATCAAATTAATTTACAAATAGTTAGTCAATTACCTTCAACTAGACCACCCCTGAATGACGTTCACCCCTACCACGGCATGACATTCAGCCCTACCCCTGCACACGGTTCACCCAAACCATCCAAAGAACCATCCAATGAACCTATTATATTAGTACGCTCTATAGATGTGGTTGTGGAGCAGTTTAATAAGTTTTGGGAAAAGTATCCAAGAAAAACAGCAAAACAGCCTGCACAAAAGGCATTTCCAAGAGCAATAATGAAAATTAGTTTTGAAGAGCTTATGGAAAAATTAGATGTATTTATAGAATATCATAAAAACACAAAGAAACAATTTTTACCTCACGCCAGTACATGGTTAAATCAAGAGCGTTGGTATGATGAATATGAACAGCCAAATAATAATTTAGATTTACAAAAAACAGTTTTAAGTGAGATGTTAAATGCGAAATGAAGAACTTAAAGAAAAAACGTTAAAAATGTTAGGGCGGTTAAATGCTCCTAGAGCGGTGCAAAATAACGATGAAAACATGAAAAGCGAAGCAGAGTTTCTATGCAACCAAATTATTAAATTAGCACCAAGCAAAAATTATAATGAATGGTTTCAAGACTTTGAAGAAAATTTACTTTCTAATTTAGAAACTAGGACTTGGCCAACTGCAAAAGAAATAAGTAAATCAGCAAAAGCCATAGCCCCGAAGCGGCCTGAATTTAAAGAGCTTGAACCTGAAAAATACCAACCTAACGAACTTAAAATCAACGCAAACAGAATAAATAACAGTGAGCCAGTTGGCGAAAATTACATAATGGGCGCAATGGCTGAGCAAATGGTAAGGGCGGGGCTTGTTGCAGAAAAACAACTAGAACCATATAAAGAATACTTGAAACGTATGAAAAATGATTAAATTATGTTACACAGGTAGCGAGGTAACGAACTCCTCCCTGTTCGAATTAGTTCCGCTTTATACTGCTTTTTTACGGACTAGCATACCTCGCCAACTTCCCTCGCCAAGTTCGGAGCCTTGCGCGGGGGATTTTTTTAAGTATAATACGAAGCAAGAGAAAGGGCGCACCCATGACAGATGGACGGTCTTGGCCTGCTGATAAGGTTGAGCGCAGAGACATAAAAACGCTAATACCTTATGCACGGAATAGTCGCACCCATAGCGATGAGCAAATTACACAGATAGCGGCGAGCATAAAAGAATGGGGGTTTACTAACCCTATTTTAGTTGACAGCCAAAACGAAATTATTGCGGGTCATGGCAGATTACTTGCGGCAAAAAAATTAAATTTAAAAGACGTTCCTTGCATACAAGCTGATGATTGGACTGACGCACAAAAACAAGCGTATGTAATAGCAGACAACAAATTAGCATTAAATGCGGGTTGGGACGAAGAACTTTTAAAAATTGAATTTAAAGAACTTACTGATTTAAATTTTGATGTTGAATTAACAGGGTTTAGTCTGGATGAGCTTAGTAACCTGTTTCATGAGCCAAAAACATATGACGATTACGAACAAGGAAAACTAACAAAAGTTTATGGGCAACCACCTTTTAGCGTTTTAGATACAAAAAAAGGCGATTGGGTAGAACGCAAAAAATACTGGCGTGACTTAATTGGTGACTTTGGTGAAAGCCGCGAAGGCAAATTGGCTAGTAACAATCTTATGGCTGAGTTAAATAGCGGTGTAAGTATTTTAGACCCTGTCTTAGCAGAAATAATAGTACATTGGTTTGGTTTTGAAGGGGGGCAAGTCTTTGACCCTTTCGCGGGTGATACTGTTTTTGGCTTTGTTTCTGGTTACAAAGGTATGAACTTTCAAGGCATAGAACTAAGGCCAGAACAGGCAGACTTAAATCAACAAAGGTGCGACGATGCTAAATTACCGTGTGTCTACTACACGGACACAAGCGAAAACATGGATGATTACATAGAAAACGAGAGTATTGATTTAGTGTTTAGTTGCCCCCCATATGCAGACTTAGAGGTATATAGCGACGACCCAAACGATTTAAGCAATATGAGCCACGATGACTTTTTTATGGTTTATAAAAGAATATTACAAAAAACTTATTCTAAATTAAAAAATAACCGTTTTGCAGTTATTGTGATGGGCGAGGTAAGAAACAAAAAGGGGCAATATATTGGCACTATTCCTAAAACAATAGAAATAATGGAAGGTGCAGGATATAAATATTACAACGAAATTATTTTAGTAAATAGTGTTGGAACACTTGCATTGCGTTCTGGAAAACAAATGCAGGCAAGTAGAAAAGTCGGCAAAATACATCAAAACGTGCTTGTGTTTGTAAAAGGTGATGCCAGTGTTGCCGCCGATGAACTAGGAGAAATAGAAATAAATTTAGAGGAAGCAGATGGAGACTAAAGGCGAACATATTATCGCTGACGTTTGGTTGGAAGAATATCCTGACCATATTAAAGACTTGCAAGCAAACATTTCGGAAGCATTAACCGAATATTTAACGGTTATAGATTTTAAACTACATGAATTTAATGATTATGCTTTTACGGCTATTTGGCTTTTGTCAGAAAGTCATTTTAGCATACATACCTATCCAGAGCGTAATTATGTAAGCATAGATTTATATACTTGTGGGGAACGGCCTGATACCGCCTTAAAAGTAGTTGGCGATATTCTTGGCCTTTTTGTAGTTAAAGAAGCTAAAATAAAGGTGCTAAGTCGTGGCTAAATTAAGCGTTATGCAAATGTGCGCTGTTACCAAGGTCGTTAACTGCATAAATCATAGTGCGGGTATCTTGGTAAGTGTCGGCATACGCAATAGCGTCAGCATAATTAGTAAAGTCGTTTCTAGTACGGTTACGGCCAAAACCTCGTACTGCCGTAAAATATATAGCAGTGTCAAAGCAAAATTGGCTATGTGTGTCTTCAAAGTGCATTGTAATACTCCTATTTGCTGTAAACTATAATATAACAAAACGTAAAGTATGTCCAGATGAAAAATAAAAAAAATTTAGGTGGTAGGCCAAAAATAGTTTTAACGGACGAACAAAAACGTGAAGTTGAAACATTAGCGGCAGTTTTAACAACAGAGCAAATAGCTGATTATTTCGGTATAAGTAGGCGTGTTTTTTTTGATATACTAGACAGGGATGAGGAAGTTTCTGCACTATATAAAAAGGGAAAAGCTAGGGCTGTTGGATTTGTGGCGCAAAATTTAATCCAAAAAGCTAGGTCTGGTGACTTGGGCGCACAAATATTTTATTTAAAAACTAGGGCAGGGTGGAAAGAAACACAACGCATCGAAGGCGCAGGCGACACAGGCGAACACGTTATAGCTTATAAGTGGTTGGACGATGACGACGAGGACGATTAACTACCGCCCCAGAAAGCTAGTAAAAAGTTTTCACAAACGCCAAGAAAGATTTGCTGTAATTGTTGCCCATCGTAGGTTTGGCAAAACAGTAGCGGCCATAAACGATTTAATTAAAACGGCACTAACCACAGAACGTAAAAACGTGCGGGTGGCTTACATTGCGCCATACTACAGACAGGCCAAGGCAATAGCGTGGGACTACCTGTTAGAATATACAAGAGATGTGGAAGGTGTTGTCTACAATACTTCTGAGCTTCGTGCAGACTTCCCAAATGGGGCAAGATTTAGGCTGTTTGGGGCTGACAACTACGATGCAATGCGTGGTTTATATTTTGATAGTGTTGTACTAGATGAGCCTGCCGACTTCCCCGCAAACGCTTGGCCAACGGTTATAAGGCCATCTTTAGCAGACAGAAAGGGTAAAGCTACATTTATAGGAACGCCCAAAGGTAAAAATGAATTTTGGGAAATATATAACAACGCACAAAAAAGCGAAAACTGGTTTTGTGCTATGTACAAAGCAGACGAAACAGGCATTTTAGAAAAAACAGAATTAGAAGAAGCAAAACAAACAATGGGTGAAGACAGGTTTGCCCAAGAGTTTCTTTGCAGTTTTGAAGCGGCTATTCAAGGCGCATACTATGCCGTAGAAATGAAAAAAGCTAAAACAGAAAACAGAATTACAAGTGTTCCATATGACCCATCTGCAAGCGTAATTGTAAGTTATGATTTAGGTATTGGTGACAGTACCGCATTGTGGTTCGCTCAGTTTGTCGGGCAAGAAATACATTTAATCGACTATTACGAAAACAGTGGCGTGGGTTTAGACCATTATGCAAAAGTATTAAGTGACAAGGGCTACCACTACGAAGCACACATTATGCCGCACGATGTTCAAGTAAAAGAACTAGGAACTGGTAAAAGTAGATTAGAAACTTTAGAAAATTTGGGCGTTTATAATATAGAAATAGCACCTAAATTGAGCGTTGACGATGGCATACAAGCATCACGGTCTATGCTAAATAAGTGTTGGTTTGACGAAAAAAAATGTGAGCGCGGTATAGAAGCATTATTACAATACCGAAGGGAGTTTGACGAAAAACTTAAATCTTGGCGTGGCCGACCTTTACATGATTGGACTTCACACGGCGCGGACAGCTTTAGATATTTAGCGGTAGGCTATAGGCCAAATATTGATTGGGGCGAACCAATAAAACGCAATCTAAAAGGTATAGCCTAATATTATTTTATATGTTATAGAGTTTTTTATAGGAGGGCGGTTATGGCTAAAAAACCAGTTTGGAAAAGTAAAAACCCTAAACCTAAAAGTAAACGGCGTAAAATGACCAAAGCTGAACAGGCCAAAGCCAAACGCACCGCAAAAGCGGCAGGCAGACCCTACCCTAATATGGTTGATAATCTTCGTGCTATGAAAAAGAAAAGGAAAAAATGATGCCCTACGGTAAAGGTAAGAAAAAAGGCGGCAAGAAAAAATAAATGGCTTACACTAGCTTGATGGATATGTTTGACGGCGGCGGCGCAGGCCGTTCTGGTGCAACATTTCAAGGTGGTGGATTGTTAAGTGCATTAGCAAACAGGTTTGCCAAGCCTATCGGCTATCAGCGTAGAACCTCAGAAAACCTCACTAACATGATTAACCAGTTACAAAGTGGTGGAATGTCTAACAATTCTATCCCTAATATTATTGATATGACTGGCGAAGTAGAAGACCTTTCGGGGGTTGGCATACCAGAAAAAATAAATGTAAATGAATTAGATGATATATCTTTTAAAGAATTTTCAGAATTAGCTTTGCCAGTTTTTGAAGAAAAAGGTGTAACTCCAACTTACGATGATTTATTGAAAGCGTATGTTAATTATTTAAATAGGCCATAATATGGCAAAAGACCCTAGACTAAAACGTGCAGGAGTTAGCGGATACAACAAGCCAAAACGTACCCCTAGCC